CCGCTGCCTTTATTTGCGGCTGTGAGCATCCTGTACTGGATGATGCCAGCGATGGTGATGCACAAAATCTTCACACAAAGAGTTTCACGTTTACTGTGAAGGGAGACTTCGGTGCGGCAAAGTTCACCCGTGGTTATCTGAGTGCTGATGGGCAGTCAATGACCGACTTGTGGGCGTTTGATTATGTGGACGGCACTTGCGTCCAGACGGTGCATCAGACATCAACAGACGCCGACTGGGGCCAGCCAAAGATGTCGCTCAGCTATGGCATACATCATGTCTATTTTGTGGCTTCGCGTGGTGAGGGTGCAACGGTGGACGCAGACGGCCATGCCATCACATGGACAGGGCCACGCGACACATTCTGGAAGGACTACGAGGTGGATGTGGTGAGTACCAGCAACGGCAATCGTGCCGTGACGCTGGACCGCGTGGCCACGAAACTGCGTGTGGCAGTGAACGACGAGGTACCTGCAACGTGCAAGGCTGTGACGGTGACGCCCGAGCGGTGGTACTATGGATGGGACTATGTGAACGGGGTGGCCGTGGCGTCGCAGCAGACGGAAAGACGAGTGACGGTGCCAGAATCGTATGTAGGTACAACTGGGCAGCTGACGGTGAGCATCTTCGGACTGAGCGGTGCCGACGAGTGGGTGACCAACGTGGCGGTTAAGGCCCTGGGCGAAAGCGACGCTGTGATTGGGTCTGCAACGATTACTGGTGCGCCGTTCAAAGCCAATCGCTCAACGGAGTATAGCGGCAACTTGTTCGGCAGCTCTGGAGGTCTTGATGTAAGTGTGAATGCGAATTGGGAATCGCCCAAGACGGGAACCTGGTAAAAGAAAATCGGCAGGTCATTCAGACTTGCCGATTTTCTTGTTCTCTTCTCTGATGCGCTGGCGAATAGCCTCTATTTCTTTTTTGTCAAGCGGGTCTTCTTTTACATGCTCCCAAGGGAAAGGCAACCATTCGTTGACAGGAGGAGGAGTGCTTTTGGAGCCGAAGGCGAAAGCCGACTGATAAGCTATCAGCCTTGCTCTCTCCCATGCAGGATGCTGACGATTATAATAACCTCGAATAATCAGATAGATTTGCCAATGCTCCAGCTTATAAAGATATTCACGCCAGTGGATGCCAATTTCGCCTACGACCAACTGGAATTGTTCGAAGGCGATTAGGCGTTTTTTGACACAACATCTTCGCTGATTTCATCATTCTGCAAAGCGGCGGGCATAGTGTACCATTCATTGCGCAAGCGGGCAACAGTGGCTACAATGGTTGTGACGTCATTCGGCGGGGCATCATACAGTATATCCTTAGTGGTGATGGGCGCATCTTTACCTTCTCTCGCGTAGGCTGCAATAATAGCCGACACAGCCAGTTTGATATAGTCGTCGAGCGTTGCTTCAGGAGCGTTATAGATGGGGTTGCCATCGGAATCGTTGACGGGATGGTCGCCACTCATCGCTCTTTTTGGGATAAATACTTCCGATGATTTGCCTGACAATTTTTCATAACCTATCTCAGCAGCGGCACAGTAGAGCATGTCCACTTCTTTGCCGAAAATCTTAATTGTTTCTTTCTTCATAGTTCTTTTTGTTTAAGCGAGGGGATTGCTCCCCTCGCATGAGTTTAAATTTTAGCCGCTGACGGCAGTGCCTTTCACCGGCTTACTGTTCATCTGCATCTGAATGGTGTAGGTCACATTCTGCCTATTCGGTGCATTGATGCTGATGTCGTTGACAATGGCCTTGCATGTGTAAGGCACACCCGTTGCTGTGCGATTCATTGTGCCGGTAGTCTGCGAGAATTCCACGTCCACTTCCTGACCTGCAAGAACGAGATCAAGCGCGTCTTGTCCGTTGATTCCAGTGGAGTCGGTCTCGACTGAATAGAGCGCATCGCAGCTGATGTCACCAGCACATCCTGTCACCTCTTGCTTCTGGAATCCGCCCTCGGTGTCCTTCGTGCTGCTATCCTCAAGCGAATTCGAAATGTGATAGGTGCAACTTGTGGCGAAGGCCACGCACTTGGCCGGTGAGCCAATTAAGATTCTAAGATTCTGACCTTTCATAATCTATTCCTTTTTAGTGATACATTGGTAATAAAGTGCTAAGTAATTGCATGGCTTAATGGGGTCGTATAGCTCTTCTGATGCAGAGAAATTCCAATCGATAGGTGTTTGTGGGTCTTCACCATATTCCCATCGAAACGAGTTAACCTCACGCACCAACTCGCATAAATTCATCAGTTCATCGTGGCTACGCGCAACGCAGATAATGCTCACGTTGGCTGTGTCTTCGTTTCCTTCAACTCCATCATCTTTCGTTTCGGCGTTATTATTGACGGGGCCAGGCTTGATGATGATGTATGGTATGGTGTCTTCTTTCTCGTCAATGGTGGGTCGTGCCGGCAAATAGATGCGGTCACCTACTATCGCGGCAATGTCTTCACTCGCAGACAAACCCCTGCTAAAAAAATCTGCTGTGCGTAAACTCATGGATTCTCTGATTTGATTTGCTCGATGATAAACTCCAACAGCCTGCCTCCGATATACCCTTGCAGATAGGCGGCCTGTTCGGTGCCCAGATCCACGCCGTAATACTCTGCTACGTGAGCCTGAACATGGTCAACCTCATGGATGACTGTGTTCAGGAACTCACGCAGTGAAGTAGCGCGGCCAATGAAGACGATGCTTTCCTTCCATCCAAAGGCAGTCAGCGTGTAGCCTGCATTCCATCCGCTCAGGTTGTCGGTCGCTTCATCTATCATCTTTTGGCTGGCACCCACACGACGCATCAGCCCTGCCACTTCTGACAAGTCGCTCGGACAAACATCGTACACGACGGTGACGTTCCAGTAACCTTCGATGGATAGATGTTGCGTTGTCATACCTTTAAAGTTGATTGCGGTTCTCTGCTCCGTTTCGCCCGTAGGCATCGCGCTGGCCTTTCATGTAGGCTTCGCGCTCAGCAGGAGACATATCCTCGTGCATGTCTTTCGCATCACGCATTGCCTGCTCATAGCCTTCGCGGTAGCCCTCACGGTAGCCCTGTTCAAACTCACGGCCAACGGTCATGGTGCGGTAGTTGCTGCCCGTGCCGCCCGTGCGGAACTGATGGCGCATCTGTTCGCGCATCTGTTCCTTCAGGTCCTGGCCGTCGTTGGTCAAAATGATTGTTCCACTGTTTGGATCGTAAATCATTGCTTTATCTGTTTTTATCGCAGTCGCCATGACTATGAGTCCTTCTTTCCTCCCTTCGTTGCCGGTGCCGGTGTACCGCCGCTCAGTTTCTCCAGCAGTTCGAGCGTCTTGGCCTGCATGTCTTTCATGCCCTGAAGTTCGCCCTTCGTCGCCGCCAGTTCTGCCTGTAGGCTTTCGATGGTCTCAGCCTGTCGCACGGTGGCTGCATAGCCTGGGTTGATGACCTCCTTGCACTTGGGACCGTCCTGCTTCAGTTTCTTGTAGTAGTTGAGATTCTGGAGAATCTTGTCGGCTTCTTCCATCTTCTCGTCAATGATGCGCTCTGCCGTCTCACGGTTGCCCGTGTAGATTTCAGGGTCACGGCCTGCCACTTCGAGGTTGACAGGGAGTCCTGGCACTACTCGGTCTTGACCGCCGATGTTCACGGTGAGGTCTATCAGCTGAGAGTTCATCGGATTCGGTGTCGGCCAATAAGGAGCCGTCTTGCCTTTCACTGTGCCGACTGCCACTTGCAGTCCGCCGTTGGTGCTTATCACGTAGAAGTTTGCACCGGGTTGAAGTTCAGAAAAATTTACCATAGTCATAGTTCTTTTGATTGTTATACTTCTTGTTAATTATGTCGTTGCCGGAGCGGGTGTGCTCAGCAACTGGAGGATGTTGTTGCCGAGGTCGTTGAACACTTCCAGCACGCCTGTTCCCTGAAGGTCGGCCACCGTCACGGGCTGGCCTCCGAAGAAAGTCAACTGGCGGGTGTTGCCGTTCAGCGAAAGCGTCACGGGCAGCGCGGCATCGGTTCCTGCCGGAATAGCCGTGCCGATACGGACGTAAATCGTCCCGGTCGGTGCTATGTTGCGGTCGCCCATCGAGAGGTTGACAGCAGTAGTCCCAACGGTGATGTTAGTCACCCTCAGGTACGGCACGTAACCGTCGACAAACGGCACCTGGTTACAATTACAGTTGCAGCAGTTCATGTCTTGCCTCCTTTCCTGATTTAGAAACCGCCGCGATAGCCGTAGCCGGGATAGCCGTTGAATCCGGGCCAGTTGCTGTTGGGGGTGGTATTCAATACCTGAAGGTTGGGGTACGGCACGGGTACGGTGTTGGGGGCCTTGTCGAGCAATTCCTTGACGGTGTTCTGAATCGGCGCAAGCTGAGCGGCCACGTAGCCGAGGATTTGCGAAGTCTGAGCGCTGATGTTGTCCTTCGTGCGGAGCTGGCTGATTTCGTCGGCCTGCTTGTCGATGATAGCTTGCATGTCGCGCTCGCGGGCATCGCAGAACTCCTTGATCATGGTGGTCTTCAAGTCTGCAATAGCGTCAATCTGACGCTGGCCCTGTGCGTTGACGGTGTTGTTGAGCTGGTTGGTTTGGTCGATGGTCTGTATGCGTGCCTCGTAACCCTGCTGAGTGGTCAGCAGACGGTTGTCGCAGCAGCACTGTGCCAACTGTGAAGCGAGGTTGCAGTCGCCCTGCTGGAGTGCGTTGATGACCTGGAGGAAGCCCATTCCGTTGGCACTTGCGAGTCCGGCGATAGCAGACTGTACGCCCTGAATGGCGGGGAGAACGGTGGCGTAGTTCTGACCCATCGACGAAGCGAGGTTCTGAATGGCTGCACGGCTGGCATCGCCCTGTGCCGTGACTGCCTGGAGTGCGAGTTGGGCGTCAACAGCGGGACAGCCACAACATCCACAGCCACCGTTGCCACGGTTCCCGTAGCCGTTGCCGAAGATGTTGGGGAAGATGCTGGCGATGACGGCGAATCCGAGGATGTCAGTGAGGCTCGTCTGGCCGTTGTTGCCAAACAGGCCACCGCCGTTAGCTACTGGGAGGAGCGTGGTTCCTCCGTTCTGATTACCCCCATTCTGGGGGAGCTGAATGATTTCAGGCATAATCTTTAATTTTTAATTGTTAAACATGAATGTGCGGCACTTTGCCGTACACTCTTCGGCTGTTTTCTTGTCTGGGGTTTACTCAAAAAAAAGAGTGCCAACATTTGGCACTCCATTGAATTTATGTATTTCCCGTCTTACTTCGTCTCAATCCCAACTTCATCCACCAACTGCTTTGCGACACTAACAGCAGTGCTAACATGACTACCATTCTTAACAAGTTCTTTCGCCACCTCAAATATCCTGCTATTTCTCGTAGTAGGCATCTTATTAGTAGCAAAGTCAAACACCTTGTTGAAAGTCTCATTCACTACAGGCTTGAAGTCAAGCTGAATATTAAGATGTTTCTTGATATGCTCTTTACCTTCAGAATCAATGTAAGTAACCCAATCTTCATCAGAGCGAGCACCTCTCTCCTTAATTTCAGCGTCAATAATCTCAACCTCTTCCTAAGTACTCCTGAGAATATTCTTGCCACCAAAAGGAGGCAGCATAAATGTTCTATCTTTAATTTAAATTCTTTGTTAATAACTTTACTTGCTCATTTATCCAGTTCCTCCTATCCCTCTCTTGTTGGAGAAAGGGAATAAATGATGGATGGTTGTTATGAAAATTCATTAAACCCAAATCTATTAGATAAAGACAACTTAATGATTTTTCTTATCCTCTCTCTTTGTTCAGTACTAATACTCTGCCATGTAGAATGAGATACAACTGCTTTTTGAGTACTTGTTGTTGGTAACCAATCAATATTATCGAAAGGAACACCAGTCATTGGAGCAAAAAATGTTTCATAAAAAGTTCCAGCTAAACCATAAATAGGTAAACCATTATCGGGATGAAGATTATCACCTGCCATGTCATTAGATAAATTGAGGGTTTCGTCCCGTCTCATACTCCACATAGTATCACCACAAGGAGAAATATTATATATCCCACTAAGAGCCATAAATTTCTTAGTATTATACCAGTTTTTTATTTGCCAATTCTTTTGACCAACAACAGATTTTGGGTCTGGCGATAAATCAACGGAATTTACACCAGGAGTCCATGTTTGATTAAAAGCAATGACAGTATCAAACCTACAATTACGCTTAATAAGTGATACTAATTCTTTATAATTTTCCCAATTAACCCATAAAGGAGCTTGTCTTGCACCCTGCTGAAATGCTATAATATCCCAATCACCAGAAACTAAGTCATTATAAAAGTCATCCCTAAAGGATTGGGCAGTATAATCATCTGAACCTTTAATATTCATCACCCAATCTGAGTTATTAATTGATACACACCTTCTGGCATTTCTTGAAGATTCAGTTGGAAGAAAAGTGTTATTATACATCCCAACCCACTCATCGAACTCAGCACTACCTAAATAGTAACTATGAATTTCCACATTATTCCATGCTTCACCAAGTATATGGTTTAGATACCACCAAGTGTCCATAAACCAAGAACTGCCAAAACATAGCACTTTAATACTTTCTCCAGCTGATTTCCTTCTGATTTGTGGATTAAAAATCATAGGAGTTAGTAATGTGTCTTCTGGTACATTACTATCTATTTTAAGAACAGGTAATTGAGTATCATTGCCAAATACCCTAATATATTCTACCTCTTCACTGATACGCAAAGGATATTCTAACACAGCAGTACTTTTTGCAGGATGTTCAGCACCTACAAAATTATCCTCTGAATCATAGAAAGCAATAAACAGGTTATTCGATGGGGAAAATCCACAAACTCTATATCTCTTTGTCTTATCAACAACATATTTATGTACTACGGCACCTGAAGTAGAAGCATCAATTAATGTCCCATCCGTAGATATTGCTTTTTGTAAATCCTCGGAATAAGGAGTAATATTATCTGTATGATATGTAGCAGATTCTCCTATAACTTTTAAAGCAGCTTCCTTATAATTGTTATTTGCAATGCCAAACACTCTTATAGTATAGGTATCATTTGGAGCTTTAATTTGTACATCTTCAACTATTTGTGTGGGGGATATATTTGAAGAAATGCTTAAACCACTAATAAACCTATCATATATATCATAAAATGCACATAACAAACTAGCATCTGATGACGGAATATGGCCGCTGATAAACAACAAACTGTCCTTATTTATATTATTATATACTTTTGTAGCACTTCCTGTAGTACTTGTAGAGCCTAAAGTTCCATCACTATTAATTGTTTTTTTGGTCAGCACTTCGTTAGGAGTAATTTCTTTTGCTAAAATATTAAATAATGCTCCGCTCTTTATAGCAGCAGCACTCCCTTTTCTTAATTCTTCCGTAAATTGTAATTCTGGCTTACAACCAATAGAATACAAAATTGTATTTCCGTCATAATGTTCTCCTAACACATTACGGCCAAATATCATAATATAGGCAGCTGAAGATGGTGTATCAAGTATTACATCTGGATACACTAAATAACTACCACCTGAGTTGGGATTATCACCACTAATAAAATTATCCTCTGAATCATAAAAAGCATAAAAAAGGGCTTCTGCTGACGTAGGAGCTACTCCATGAATCATATATTGATTATTGGGAAGTATATTATATTTCGCTACATAGCCTTGGTCAAGAGAAGTTGATGATAAAGTTCCATCTAAATTGATTTTTCTATTACTAAATATAGCAGCAGCATATTTTCCATCTATCTTTTGTAAAATAGCCTTGAAAATACCATCGCTGGATACTACATTGTTGATATTACCTTTCGTAGGAACTTCATCAGCAAATGTTGTAAAAGCATAAACTGCCGCTACTTTATAAGTCTCAGCTGCTATACCAAATACAGCAATTGTTGAAACACCTTCTGGTATTTCAATATTTGCATATTCAAAATTGGTTCCTGAGTTAAATCTACCGCCACTAATAAAGCTATCTTCTGAATCGTAGAAAGCATAAGATAGTCTATCAGATGCAGCTGGAGTATAGCCAGTTATAGCATACATTTGTCCTGATATAACGCTACATGTAACTATTTGGGCACCACTAGTACTTGAATCAGCAAATTCACCAGTATCTCTAATATTTTTCCCACGTATTATATTTACGCCCTGCTTTTTTAATAAATTATTTAACACTTTTATCACCCCACTACTCTTCACCAAGTTATCACTTCCAGCTGTAGGCTCATCATCAACTCCCTGCCAGTCACCGACATCACGACTCCAAGCAGTCTTCATAAGTCTATACTGCACATATTCCTGACTTTCAGCACTTGCATAGGTAACAACCCAAGTAGTATAGGTAGTGACCTCATCTACAGTAACAGCAAGCCAATAAGTCATACTACCACCAACATTTGTAGGCAAAGTAATTCCACTAAGCTGCTCGGCAGTATAACTTCCAGTACCAATAGCAAGAGCCTCCTGAATCCCAATACCTGTAGGCTGTTCAGTTAGCCCTTCAGTCTTGACAACAGAATAAGTAGCAGGAGTGAGCTGGATGAACTTGATGCTCATGCCACCCTTCTTCTTACTTGCAGATAGAATAGTATTTGCAGCAGCTAAAGCAGCATTGAGAGTTTCATAGTTTTGACCTGTCTTTGCACTAATATCAAAAGCCCCGTCGCTACTACCGCTGCCACCTGCAACATTATTGGCATAGAAGTTCGTGCCATCATAGTAAACTTCAACCGTCTCACCTGCTTCCCAACTATTACTTGAAGAAGCCCTTTCTCCAGCGTAGTAAAGAGGCTTCTCGCCTGTGGAACTAATATTCATGGTGGCATCGTTGGCCGTGTTTGCGTTCTGCATAAGCACCTTGATGCTGCCGCCTGGAGTCAGCACAAAGCCGGAAGCATTGATTGCTTTTGCGGCAGTAGATGCGCCTGATTCGCAGACAAAATAGCCAGTGCGAACGTCGATGGCTCCTCTGACGGCATTTGCCGATGTCACCTTTCCGCTTCCAGAGACAATGCCCTGAGGAGCGTTTTCAACCTCAATGTCGCCCTCAAAGGCTACCTGCTCTTCAAGGGTATGCACGCGGTCATCTATGCCTACAGTCGGTGCATTCAGGTCGGTCTCCACTTTGTTCAGTCGATCATCAGTCTGCGCGTTGTGTTCGCTCTGCTTCACGCCTTTCGTGTCGTCATATATCTCATCGGCTCCGGCGATGATGTGGTTCACCTCCGGGTTGTCGCTGTCCTTCAGCGAATGAATGCGGTTGGCGACGTTCCATGTTTTTTCTTTTGTTGCCATATTTTTTGTTTTTTTTGTTATTTCGGAATATCGTTATATCGTTATGCCGTCAGGACACTGTGAACACCTGCGGGCCATTGCCGGTAAAGCCGTCGTCGCTGGCCCATACGTTGTAGTTCTCGTCGCCCAGCTCGGCCACGATGCCGCCGCTTACGGGGCTGGCCTCGCTGTCGCTACCCATGACTACGCTCTTCACCTGGGCCACGCCCTGTTTTGGGACGCGGAGGTAGAACTTGCGGCGGGTGCTGTCGAGCTGCACGGTGTAGGCACGGGCTACGGCGGTTGTTGGCGTGGCGTACTGTGTCAATGATGCGGCATCGAACTCTGCCTGTGCGCCATAGAAGATGGGATAGACAGCGGTGACGCTCTTGTTGGACGAGCGGTGTAGGCCGCTGATGGTAAAGTCGGCTGAGTAAGCCACAGAACCGGGCGCGTCAAGCGTCACGGCTGCGTCGGTGTGACTGAGTGTCTTGCCGCTGCCGGTGGCCAGTGTGTCCTCGCCGCGCTTGATGGTGATGGCTGTCGCGTCGGTGTTGGTGGTGGCCGTCAGGGCAATGTCGGTGGCCGTGCCGACAAAGATTGTAGCAGGGCTGGCGGCAAGGCTGACGGTGGCATCCTTACTGACGATGGCGTCTATCTGCGCCTGAAGGTTGTTCTCCTTCTCGGTGGCGCGTGCCGTCTCTGCCTGCAACTCCTGGCGGGTGGCCTTTGTTGCATCCAGTTCTTCCTCCGCTCCTTGCGCCCGCTCGCCCTCAGCCGCAATGTTGTCGCGGTTGGGGAACACTTGGTCGATGCGTTCCTGCAGCTCTGGGCCAGTCTGTGTTAAATCGAAATTCTGTGCCATATTCTTTTCTGTTTAATAAATGTCTTTTTCTTCTTTGCGAACACGAATCTGCTTGCCGTCAGCATCCATGACGGGCTGTTTGTCGGCAGTGCGGACGTTCAGGTAGAGCGAGCGGGTGTCGTTGCGCCACACGCGCTTGTACGTCACATGTGCGTCGGCTTCGGCACATTGACTGCAACAGGGGATGTGCGGGCAGGGGTCGTCGGTGACGAAGGCCAGCATCTGGATGTCTATCTCCTCACGCTGTCCGCTTCCCATGTCGCTGTCAGTCACGTAGTAGTGGCAATAGGCTTTCAGTGGCCCCACCAGCCCGGCGGTCGGCACCAACATGAAGAAGTTGCCGTCCTCGTCGTGAAGCATGTCGGCACGGTCGATGGTGACGGGCGTGTCTGGAATGCCGCCATGAACGACCACGCGGAAGGGGTCGGTCTGCTGGTCGAAGTCCTCATGCTGGATGATGACCTGGAACTTGGCGGTGTCGCCTTGGTGTATGATTTTGTCTTTATCCATATATCTTTCTGGCGGTTTGCGGGTTGGGGTTTACTCCCGCTGGCAAAACCAGCGGGCACACTCAGACGGCGATGCGGAACGGCTCCAGTTTGAAGTCGATGGTGCCGTAGGGGACGGCGGAGAGGTTGGTGGTCTCGGTGGGGCTGCGGTGGAGGTAGCTGTTATCCACGAGCAGCTGCCCGGCCTCCAGGATGGGTTCGGGGACGCAGCCGTACTCCTCCATGAGCGAGGCGACGGTGCTCTGCGGGGTGCCGCCACGGTTGAGCCAGTTGGCGATGATCCACTCCGCTGAGTTGGCGTACTCGGTGAGTAGCGCGTCCTCCTCGTTGCTGCATAGCCGGGAGTGCTGGCGAATATAGTCCAATTTTAGAAATTCCATAATCTGTTCGTCTTTTACCTTCGCCGGTTTTTGGCGCTGGGGTTTACTTTCCCCCGTCGGCAAAACCGACGGGCACAGTGACAGCTGGAAAAGAAAGAGCCCGCAGGCACGGTCATGGCTGTTGCTGTTGCATTGCCGCCGTCCTGCGGGCCGAATCATCAAGAACTATGAACTTGATTTCAGGTTTACGCCGTTTCCTGCTCCTCCACAATCTTCAGCAGCTTGAAGGCCTTGGGCTCGGTGGCAGAGGTGCCGCCGTTGACGAGGTGAGACAGCTCGGTGGACGAGAAGTCGGTGTTGAGCGTGAAGACGGTGCTGTTGCGACCAGCCACGGCGGCACTTGTCGAATCGACCGAGAAGCGCACCTCACCA